TTCTACAGCTGATTAGCATTACCAGATTAAAAACGCGGATTTCTATGCTGAAATTGATAGTTCCGCGCGAAAGAGAATTTGTGATGGCTGACCCGAACCTGACTTCTCCGATCGCCCCCGCTCCGCAATATCCGGAGCGCATGACTCCCGTGTGGGAGCGCAAGTTTACCGATAACCCGGTTCGTCGTGGTCCTCTGCGTTTCCAGGAAGGACTTGGGACTGACCGCGACATCCCAGCTGCCTTTGCTGAGGGCGTGATGCAGGGTTACCGGACCGCTCCTGGGCGGCCGAACCGCAATGCCAAGGTCGATACGAAGTATCCGCAGGAGACTCTTGCCGAGCGTGCGCACGCCGGTAGCGCTGCCTGGGTTGAGGCTCCGACTTTCCGTAACGAGTTCGCCCACGGCGCTTTCTCAGACCAGGCGACTCTGCGGTTTGAGACTGTAATCCGCTCCGGTCAGCACTACCTTCGTCAGAACCCTGCCCAGGTCTGGGACTGATAGGAAAATTATGAAGAAGAAGAAGCTCTCCCTGGCTATCCTTGGCTGCCTCGTCATCCTGCTTGGTATCGGCGGCGTTGCACTGGCGTCCAGCAAGCTCCGCTCCGGTACCACGGCGGCTTTGGCCAAGGAACCCAATTTTTACGGCGCGTGTGTGAACCAGAAGACCGGTTATATCAGGCTGCTGGAGCGCACCAACCCGGTCAAGTCCTACTGGGGTGCGTGCAAGCAGGATGGCTCTGAACGATACGTGTCGCTTGTGTCGGCCGTTGGCCTGAACGGCTCTATGTCCAAGGTGGCATCCCAGGTGGAATCGGTCGCGCAGCAGCTCAATGCTGCGATCCCGTCCCTATTCACGTTGGTGAACGGTGACGACAAGATGGTGTGTAAGCCGCGCAAGAAGAACGCTAGCGAGTTTGTCTGCCGGGTGCCGAAGGCCAAGAGGGGTACCACTGGCAACGACAACAACAACAACCAGGGCAACCAGGGCAACCAGGGCAACCAGGATAATCGGGATAATCGGGACGATTCCGGCAACGAGCAGCAGTCGGGCTCTTGATTCCGGCCGTACGGCGCACCTGGCGGCATCCGGGTGCGCCGTATCATTTTGATAAAGGTCCTTGTGTTGCAGACGTATACGACCTATCATGTAGGTATGAAGGACACCACCGAAGGCATCGCACCTGGCCCCCACTTCGGGGAACTTACGGTCATCAGCTTTACCGGAAAGGGCAACGGATACCGGGCAACCTGCCGCTGCTCGTGTGGTGCAGAGATCCAGGTTCGCATTCGCGACCTGGTATATGGTTTTGTAACAGCGTGCAAGTCATGCTCAACTCACAGGATGCCAAAAATAGAGCCGCCGAAGGGCTTCTGTGAGTTTGAAGACTGCACGTCTGGTGCGCAGCCTACCATTGTTGACGAGCAGGTATTCTCTTTCGCGTACGGATCCTGGTTCTGCTCAACAGAGTGCCGGGAGAAAGAGCAGTCCCGCCGTCAGTGGATCGCTAGGAGGCAGTTCAAGAGAATCCTGCGAGGGACTTTTGAAACGGCACTGCTGACGGAAGAACCACCCACCTTTGGCCTTCTGAAGGTGATTGGAGCAAAAGAGAAAGGGAGTCACAAGAGAGGCTTCCGGACCATTATCTGTCGCTGCGAATGCGGGGAGGTCGTCGAAGCACTACTCTACAAGCTGGTCTCCAAGCAAATCACCGGATGCGACACGTGCGCACCTATCACTACGAAGAAGTGCTCAGGATGCTTCCGCGATCTGCCTTTTGAAGAGTTCCACCGGAACAAAACGATGTCGGACGGGTACAACTCGCGCTGCAAGAAGTGTGTAGGAGTCCCGGCTAGCGTTCTCAGAGAGAGGATCGCTCCACCTGAGGATGCCAAGTGCGGATACACCTACTGTGACAGCGGAGAATATCCCACAATCCTCGCGAACTTCAGAAACTCCATCATCTACGGAGAGTGGTTCTGCTCCATACGGTGCCGGGATAGGGAAGCCCGCCTTCGTCACCGCACTGTGAAGCGCCTCAACGGTCTGTGGACCGCAGACTGATGCTGCGACTTGCTGACGCACCCGGCATCTTCACCGGGTGCGTCAGCTTTCACTTTGGGCGATTGTTGCAATTTGATGAAGGTGGTTGGAACAAGGGGAACAGCAGCGTATAATGATGGCCATGGACACCGTTAATGGTCCGCACTTTGGGTGGCTTACGGTCATCGCCAGCGATCCGACATACGCTTATGTTCGCTGTCGGTGCAGATGTGGGGCAATTATCAATGCCCGAATTTGGGATCTGGTGACTGAGCGCGTCACTATGTGCTTTGGATGCCGCATCAAGAATCCACATTTGGGGATCGCTCTTCCTGAGCGTGATATCACCAGATGTGCGCACGAAGGGTGTCTGTCCGGTAGCAAGCCGACAATTCTTTGCGATACTGCACACTCCTATGTCTGGGGAGAGCGGTTCTGCTCCAAACGGTGCCAGGAAAAAGAATCAGCGCGCCGGAAGTGGCTAGCGGTCAACGTCTTCCGCAAGGTGGTTATTGGGGAGGGAGCACAGCTCGCTATCTTTGACGACACTCCGCACACTTTCGGATACCTCACTATTCAGGAGCTGTATGACCAGCCTGGCAGAAAACGGTATAACCGCATAGCCGTCTGTCGGTGTATCTGTGGAGCAACTGTTGAGGTGCAGTTGTTCCGACTCATCCGGCGTCAGGTCAATGGCTGTCTGTCTTGTGCGCCTGTCACGTCAAAACGTTGCAGCAAGTGCTTTGAAGATCTTCCGATTTCCGAATTCGGACCGGACAAGCGCAACTGGGACGGCTTGCAGCCGTCATGCCGGAAGTGTGCGAGAACATCTGCATCTGAAGCACGTCAAAGGCTCGTACCGCCTCCTGATGCACGATGCGCTCGAACGCTATGCCTGAGCGGAAACCCAGTTAGGGAAATCTCCCTCAACCGCAACAGCATCGTCTATGGGGAGTGGTTTTGTTCGCGTGAATGCATGATGAAAGAAAAAGATCACCGCAAGAGGCTGATCATGGCCATCACAGGTTATTGGGACAGGACCTGATTCTCGCCTAGCGTAAGCTATTACAACCTGCCGACGCACCCGTCATATGCTGAAAATTGGCATATGACGGGTGCGTCTTTTTATGGGCGCTAGATACGGGTAGGATCGGGCTTTGTCCATAGCATTCTATCCGCCCTCGCAGCGGGCGGCCGGATCGGATCTGGCGATTTCGATTTCGCCCCTCGGTCTGGTCGAACTGGCTGACGAGGAATTCGAAATGCATGGACCCAGGCTCAATCGATATGCCATTAACTGGGCCTTCTATCTTGGGCACCACTGGGCATATCGCCGGGAGCCTGGCGAAGCCATGCTGACCTTCAACTACGCCCGCGCTCTTACGAACTTCCACATCAATTTCTGCTTCTCGCGCGGGGTTACCTTCCAGAGTGCCAAACAGTACGAACACATCGTGCCTGCCCTTCTCAACAGGATCTGGGAAACCGACAACAATAAGATGGAAGTCCTGCGTGAGATCGGGCAGCAAGGCGCTGTATCGGGCGACATGTTCGTGAAGGTCGCATATGATCCCCCGTGGGAGGACCCCGCAGGCAATTACCACCCTGGCCGCGTCCGCATTTTGCCGATTAATTCGTCATTCGTTTTCCCTGAATGGCACCCTCATGATCGGGAGCGAATGATTCGATGCAAGATCAAATATCGCTTCTGGTCAACCAGTCTTGAGGGTACGCGGCAGGTCTTCACCTACACCGAGGTACTCACGGACGACACGATTGAGGAGTACGTCAACGACGACCTCATCGATCGTCGGCCGAATCCTCTTGGGATGATTCCGATCGTTCACGCCCCGAATTTGACGGTATCCGGGTCTCCGTGGGGTCTGAGCGATATCCAGGACATCATTCCCCTCAACCGTCAGTACAACGAGACCGCGACCCAGGTAGCCGACATCATCGCCTACCACGCTGCACCGGTCACCATCATCACCGGTGCCAAGGCGACCAATCTTGAGAAGGGTCCCAAGAAGGTCTGGGGTGGTCTGCCGAAGGATGCCAACGTCTTCAATCTCGAAAACGGTGTTGACCTCTCCGGACCGTTGCAGTTCATGGAACTGCTCAAGCGCGCAATGCACGAGATGACCGGAGTTCCTGAAACTGCCCTTGGTCAGATTCAGCCGGTTTCCAACACCTCTGGCGTCGCGCTCAGCATCCAATGGCAGCCCGCTGTGAATAGGCGCGAGGAAAAACTCGTAAACGTCACGCGCCTACTCCAGAAGGTCAATGAGCTGGCCTTGCGAACGCTGTTCATCTATGAGCCTGAAACGCTCAAATACGACCCCAGCACGGACGGAATCATCCGTGAGGGTCAGCCTACGGAGATTGATCCGACCGATCCGCTGGTCTACCAGACCATTTGCGAATGGCCGGATCCGCTTCCCGTTGACAATCTGATTAAGCTTAATGAGATCCAAGCCAAGATGGCTTTGGGCCTC